TCCCCGCCTATGATCTAACCGTCCGGCTAGCAACAAGAAGGAACTGATCCACAATGGCAACCACCGTTGTTCTCAACCAAGCAAATCTGACGATCGACTCAGTCGATTTTTCAGATCAATGTTCGCAAATCAGCGTCACCGAGGCCTACGAGGCCCTCGAGTCGACTGGGTTCGGCGACACGGCCCGCAAGTTCGTCAAGGGACTCGGCAACCACGAGATCTCCTGCACGCTGATGATTTCGTACGGCACGAGCGAGGTCGAGGAAAAGCTGAACTCGATCGTGGGTACGGCTGTGAACGTCGTCGTCACCCCGACGACCTCGGGAACTCCTGGCACCTCAAACCCCGCCTACACACTCACCGGCGGGTACCTCGAATCCATCACCCCAGTCAACGGCGGTGTCGGCGAGCTGCCGACGATGGACGTCGTGTTCCGCGGCGGCGCCCTCACCCGCGCCACCAGCTGATCTAGTTCATTCCCAACTAAAGGAGCCCCGACATGAACCTCACGATCCGCATCGACCTCGGCGACGGCCCACAGGACATCCAAACAAACCTGTGGGCTGTCGTCGCGTGGGAACGGAAATACAAGACCAAAGCGTCACAGATGGCGACCGCGGCCGGCATGGAAGACCTTGCCTTCTTGGCGTATGAAGCCATGAAGGGCCAGAAGATGGTCGTGCCAGCCGTCTTCGACGACTTCATCAAGAAGATCGTCAGCCTCGAGGTCGTTGGAAGTGACGAACGCCCTACCCGAGGGGAACCAGAAGACGCCAGCTAGCCGAACTGCTGGTCGCTGTCTCCTGGTGGCCCCCACAAATCGAGTTCGATCTCAAAGACCTCAACACCGTGGTCGATGTGATCGAAGAACAGAAGAAACAGCATGGCAAGCGTTAGCACGAAAGTCGAAGTCAACGGCCTCGCCGACACGCTTCGCACGCTTCGCCGTGTTGACCCTGAGCTGCGCAAGACGACGATTCGGCGCATGAAACTGGCCGCTAAGCCAATGCAGGCCGAAGCCAAGAAACTGTTTCCCGACGTTTCACCGCTGTCTGGCTGGGGAAATTGGCGTGGCGGTTACGACGGCCGCACGGTCAAACGCAACGTCAAAGTCGCGTTCAAGGGATCGAAAGCCCGCAACAGCGACACGATCCCTCTGCTGACGCTTCGCCAGACCAGCGCCGCTGGCGTGATCTTCGACATTGCTGGCCGCAAGAGCTCCGGCAACAGCCCGTCTGGCCGCGCCATGATCGCACGCCTCGACCGGTTCGCGCCGGCCTCGAGGGTGATGTGGCCGACCGCGGAACGCCACATGCCTGAAGTCGTGCAAGGCGTAAGATCAGCCATTGACGACATGTCCGAGATCATCAACCAGGAGCTGCGCTAATGGCAATCAACGTACCTATCGTTAGCGAGTTCAATAACCGTGGCCTCAAGAAGGCCATGTCCGAGTTCAAGCGACTCGAAACGACCGGCCAAAAGACCGCATTTGCGCTCAAGAAAGCGTTCGTCCCCGCCACCGCCGCGCTCGGCGGCCTCGCTGTGGCCGGCGCCAAGATGGTCGCCGCTGGTGAGCAGGCCGCAACCGCTAACGCCCGCATCGAGCAAATCGCGACCTCGATGGGACTGTTCGGCGAGGAAACGCAGAAAGTCACAGGCCGGCTTGTCGATCTGGCTAACGAGCAAGCTCGCCTCACCGGCGTCAACCAAAACACGATCAAAGAATCTCAGGCGCTACTGCTTACGTTCAAGGACATCGCATCGAGTGCCGACGAAGTCGGAGGCGCATTTGATCGCGCCACGCAGCTCACCCTGGACATGGCTAGCGCCGGCTTCGGATCTGTCACCGACAACGCCAAGCAGCTCGGCAAAGCACTCAACGACCCGATCGCCGGCCTGACCGCGCTCCGCCGTTCGGGCATCCAGTTCACCAAAGCCCAGCAAGACCAGATTCGCACGCTCGTCGAGTCCGGCAACGTCCTCGAGGCGCAGACCATGATCCTCGAGGAAATCGAGAACCAGGTCGGCGGCACCGCGGCCGCGACCGCTAACTCGACCGACAAGATGAAAGTGGCTTTCAGCCAGGCATCCGAGTCGATCGGTATGGCGCTCCTTCCCGCCGTCGAAGCGCTCCTGCCCATTGTCATCAAGTTCGCCGATTGGGCCAGCCAGAACACCGAGATCGTCATCGCTTTGGCCGCCGCGATCGGTGGCCTCTCCGCCGCCATTGTTGTCGCCAACTTTGCGATGAAGGCATGGGCCGCAGCTCAAGCCATCGCCACAGCCGCTCAATGGGCCTTCAACGCCGCCCTGACCGCTAACCCCATCGGTATCGTCGTCGTCGCTGTAGCGGCCCTTGTAGCCGGTCTGGTGCTTCTGTACCGACGCTTCGAGACTGTCCGAAACATTGTCAAGGCGCTTCTGGCGCCTCTAAAGGCTGCAGCTGATGGACTTGGCTGGCTCGCCCGCAAACTCGGCATTGTCGGCGACGAGATCAAGGAAAACTTCACGCCCAGCGTCGACGAAGCCCGCAAACAGGCCGGCGACATGTACGCCAGCGTTCGTGAAGTATCCGGTGGCCTTGAAGACCTCGAGGACACGGCTGATGCCGCGGCTGGCGCCCAAGAGGATCTGGCGCGTTCCGTCAACGCTGTCTATGACAACGTCAAGAAACTGAACCCTGAGCTTGTCGAAATGTTGCGTCTCCTCGACGTCCAAGACGACATCGAAAAACTGCGCACCGAGTTCGACAACTACAACGAAGTCATCGCCGAATCGTCCGACAATGTCCGCGAACTGCAACAAGCCGAACGAGATCTCACTCGCGCCATTATCGAAACGCTGAGCGCTCACGGTCTGCTTACTTTGGCGTTCGATAAGCAGCTCAAGATCAAGATCGACACCGGCGACCTGGACGCCGCCTACGCCTCAGCGCTTCGCGTCTTGAACGCTTTCCAGCAAGTTCAGCAGGTCAGCGCCGGCCAGCGTCCCTCAACGTACGTTCCGACGCGCGACGAGTTGCGATTCCTCGGCGCCGAACCCGTTTCCACCACCACGATTACGCCGATCTCCAGCATCACTCGAGCACCATCCGGCGCAATCCAGAACGTCACTGTGAACGTGTCCACGATCAACCCGACCCAAGAAGTCGGCGAAGCCGTAGTCACCGCGATCCGTAACTACAACCGCACCAGCGGCTCAGCCCAAATCGGAGTCAGCCGGCTGTGACCGCCACCGTCGTTCAGTCCGGCGATTACACGCTCGAAATCGACACCGGCGCACCCGTCAGAGGGTTCCGGCTCGATGACACGGTACGCGGCGTTCTAGACGGCACCACGTTCGTTCTGGACGGACTCACCGACTTCGCAGACGTCACCGACGGCGCCAAAGGCATCCGAATCAAACGAGGCCGGCGAGACGTCAAAGATCAGTTCGGCGCCGGCACCATGACGTTCCTGCTTGACGACACCGCGGCTGGCGGCGTGTTCAACCCGTTCGCCAGCGACTCGCCGTATTACGACCCAGACAACGCCAAACCTGGTCTTGCGCCGATGCGCCTGGTCCGTCTTTATCGTGAAGCTGAGCTGCTGTTCGTCGGCCGAATCATCGACTACAACTACAACTTTGGCCTTGACGGCGACGACACCGTCAGCGTGACTTGCGCCGACGACTTTTATCTGCTCGCTCAAACCGTGACCGACACGACAAGTCTTTCCAAAGAGTTCAGCGGTGCGCGAATCAGCGCCGTGCTCGATCTGACCGAGGTCGACTATCCGTCCGGAGCGGCCCGTTCAATCGCGACAGGCACCGTCGAGATCGGCGGCGGCGGCGACTACAACCTACAGCTCGGCCAGGTTGTCCTTGACTATCTGCAGCTCGTCAACGACGCAGAACAAGGCCGCCTGTTCATTAACCGCGAGGGCGTGCTCGTCTTTGAGAATCGGGTCGGTGCGACGCTGTCCTCGCCTGTTGCAAATTTCAAGGATGACGGCCTGCAATATCCCTATCGGAACGTCGACATCTCGTTTGGGGCCGACAAAGTCGTCAATCTGGTCTATGTCTCAACGATAAACAACAAGAGCGCGAGCGCATCAAACGCCGCAAGCCAAGCCGAATATTTCATCCAGTCGATAGCAGTTACCGGATCACTACTTGACACCGACACCGCCGCCCAAGATCTCGCCGACTATCTACTCAGCCCGCAGCCAGAAGCCACGTTCACCGCGGTCGAAGTTGCGTTCGCGCAGCTGACCGATGCGCAACGTGATGTAGTCGCCACCATCGACGTCGGCGACACGATCTCAATACAGAAACAGTTCGTGAACGGCGACGCCCTCAGCGACATCTCGCAAGAACTTGCGGTTGAAGGCGTCGAACATTACATCGACACCGCCGGCGGTCATGTTGCCCGTTTCTACACAAGCCCCACCACCATCGTTTACCAGCTCATCCTGGACGATCCTGTCTATGGTGTGCTGGACGCCCTCAATGTTCTAGGATAAGGAGCACCTATGGCAACGCCGACCAGCCTGCCCGCCAGCTTTACCTCCGGTCAAGTACTGACTGCAGCGCAGATGAATGATCTGCGCGGCGCGTTCCGCATCCTGCAAGTCGTGTCGACCACTAAAACTGACACGTTCACGGCCTCAATCGCTGCAGGTGGCGAAGCCGCAATCACCGGTTTGTCCGCAACTATTACGCCGTCATCGACCGCCTCAAAGATTCTTGTTTTCGCAAATGTTCACGGCGCAGAAACTTCTGGCAACTATGCCAGCCTTCAAGTCCGGCTTTATCGTGGCGCAACCGAGATCGGCTCAGGAGCCACAGCAGGCAACCGCCCCACGGTATTTAGCGCGAACGTCGGGAACGCCGACGCATACGTTCACCACATCACCGCGCTCGGCAATCATTACCTAGACAGCCCAGCGACCACCTCGGCTACCACCTATTCGCTGTACGTCGTGAACGCCCGAGGCTCGACCATCGGGTACTGCGTAAACCGCACATCGGACGATTCTGACGCAGTAAACAACAACCGCACCTCGTCCAGCATCACCGTCATGGAGGTGTCAGCATGACCGACTACGCCGCTGTCCTGACCGCCATTTATCCCGACGCCCTTTGGACGTTGGAAGGCGATAACTACGACGGTTTGACATGGCTGTCCGACACGCCGAAGCCGACACAAGCCGAGCTCGACGCCGCATGGCCCCAGGTCGACTACGACCGCCAAGTCGCTGCTGTCGAGGAAGCCCGCCGCGCCGACTACGAAGCGCAAAGCGACCCGCTGTTCTTTGAGTGGCAGAGAGGCGACGGAACCGAACAAGCCTGGCTCGACGCCGTAGCCGCCGTCAAAGCCGCAAACCCATACCCGCCGGCCCCATGATCGTTACGAGCGAAGACGCCAAAACGGCCGCGCTCGCTTTCGTGATGAGCGTGATCGTCGTCTTCTGCTTGTGGATTGGACAGAGATGAACATCGCCAACCCGTCGAAAGCCATGATCGCCCTCGTCGCCCTGGTATGCGTGACACTTCTGCTGATGACCGACTCGATCTCGAACGAGGCCGGCACCGGTCTGATCGGCATGATCGCCGGCTACGCCGTCGGCAACGGCATCGCCGCCCGTCGAGGTGACGAAGTGACCCCAATCATCGGAAAGAAGCCTTGAGATATCACAGTTGGCAACGGGACACGCCACGGCACCCGTTTGACACCTGCTCCCCGAACCTGCGCCAGATCCGCAAGTACCTCGAGGAACGCTGGGGATTCTGGAACCTCGGCTGTTATGGACGCCGACCGATCCGTGGCGGCACCGCCTGGTCGTCGCACGCTTTCGGTGCAGCTCAAGACCTGAGTTATCGCCGTGACGACGGCCATCCGACCGCACCATCCCGCGAATGCGTCGAACAGGACGTCATTCCCTGGCTGATCGAGCATCATGAAGTGCTCGGCATTCAGCGCATTCACGACTACTGGGCCAAGCGTTACTGGGAAGTAGGCCGCGGCTGGATCGGCCGTCCGCCTGGAGCACAGAACGATCACCTGCACATTGAGGTCACGCCTGACACTTGGACTTGGGCGTCGCCAATCTCGGAGCGCATCGTGTCCGGCCCGCCACAGACCACTCAGCCGGCCGCGGTGCCTCCGTACCCTGGGCAATCAGTCCGCAAAGGATCGAAAGCCAAAGACCGCGTCAAACTGATCCAGCGCGAGCTCAAGATGCTCGGCTACAACGTCGGCCCCGTCGATGGCATCTTCGGCCCGAAGACCGACGCAGCTGTCAAAGCCTTCCAAACCGACCAAGCCCTCAAAGTAGACGGCATAGTCGGACCTATCACTTGGAAGGCTTTGTTCAACTAGCACACACAGGAGGCAACTGTGCCAGACATGTCAGACTTCGAAGCCGCACGCCCCAAGCCGGCAACCCCGAAGATCGAGAAGATCCTTGAGGAGCTCGACATCGAACGATCCGAAGCGCTCCACGCCGCGCTCATGGATCTCAGCTACAGCACCCCGACCATCAAGGCGGTGTTGAAGAAGTGGGGATACGAACTCTCCGAGTATCCGATCGCACAATGGCGACGGGCTCATGCTCGATGACTTTGACCAGGAAGTAGAGCTACAAGAGCTCCGCGACGCCCTCGTCAGACAGCAACGCGCCACCCGCAAAGCGCACGCCAAGTCAGAAGCCATTGTTGAAGCCGTCTATCAGGCGGCGAAAGACGCGGCCGTCACACTTGGACGCGCTCCGAGCGTTCCCAAACCTAAGACAGATCCGCGCCGCAAGAACCCTGAAGTAGCGCTGATCCATGCGACCGATTGGCAGCTCGGCAAGCAGACGTCCGACTACGACATCGACACTTGCCGCAAACGGATTCACCGGTTCGCTGAGAAGATCGGCACGATGACCGAGATCCAGCGGGCCGATCATCCCGTCAAAGAAGCGCATGTCATGTTTGGCGGCGACATGGTCGAAGGCTTAGGCATCTTCCCAGGACAACCGTACGAAGTCGAAGCGCACCTTTTCGAGCAGCTGTTCGCCACCGCCGGCCTCATGGAAGACTTCGTCCGACGGATGCTCGCCATCTTTGAGCATGTCACCGTCACCTGTGAGTACGGCAACCACGGCCGCCTCGGCCGCAAAGGCGACATGCCAGGAGCCGACAACATTGACCGCGTCGCTTACAAGATCGCCGGCGACCGCCTCGAGGACGACCGCGTAATCTGGCACACCTCGCCGGCTTGGTACCAGATCGTCGAGATCGGTAACTACGGCGCTCTGCTGGTGCATGGCGACGAGATCAAGTCATTCGGTGGCAATACGCCAGCGTTCGGCATTCTCCGCAAGTGCAACCAATGGTCGACCGGCGTCATCCCCGAAGCATTCTCGGACGTTTACATGGGCCACTTCCACACGCCGATGACGTTGACTATGGCGAACGGCGGTCAGATCTATGTCACCGGTTCGCCAGAATCGGAGAATGTGTACGCCAAGGAGTTCATGGCCGCGACCGGCCATCCGAGCCAGCGTCTGCATTACGTCGACCCAGAGGCCGGCCGCGTCACGGCATCGTATCTGGTATGGCTTGACTAGCCTGCGGAAAATCCGCATAATGGCTCCATCGGACCCCGACCCGATCTGGAGGAAAAAATGAAGACGTTGCTATGGATCGCCGTTATGGCGATCATCCCGTTGAACTGTGACCCGTTGGAAATGCCGACAGAGGCCGCGGAATACCAGCGCAACATCGACACCGCAAAGTGTGAGCAATGGTTCGGACACGCGCTAGCGATGGGTTGGGAGATCGACGACCTGCCCGTCCTCGACGAGGTGATGTGGCGCGAGTCCCGCTGTGACCCGACACAAGTGTCAGACACCGGTGACCACGGCCTCACACAAGTCAACTGGCGCACCTGGGCGCCGCTCGTTCTCGAGCTCGGCTACACGAAAGAGGACTTGAAGCATCCTGCGGTCAATCTGCTAATCGCCCGACAGATCTACGAAGACGCCGGCCGCCGTGGCTGGTGTCCGTGGAAGCCGTGGTACATGAGCGGCACCTACACATGCAATGGAGGAAACGCATGAACCTGGACGGATACGTCACCGTCAACGAACGCCTGAAACTGGCGCTCGCCAAATACCCCGACCTTCGCGTCGAGGAGCTGCCATTCGACATCGTTGAGATCGGCGGACAAACGAACCTGCATTGCACGGTTCGCGTCTACACGACACCCGACGACACAAGACCCGTCCTGGGATCGGTCCTTGAACCCATTCCAGGACGAACCCCATACACCAGAAACAGCGAGCTGATGGTCGGCATGACCTCAGCGCTCGGACGCGCCCTCGGCTACCTCGGCTTCGGCATCGACAAAGGCATCGCCAGCAACGACGAAGTCGCAGCTCGAATCGGCACCGACCGCGAGTTCAACGACGCCATGCCGGCTGTCACCAGAGCCAAAGTCGGATCACGCGCCAAAACAG